CATCGGTATGCGGTAGAAGGGACTCAGGTTAGCTTCACCTTTGTCACAAACGAAGTGACAGATAAAACTGAAGCGAACCCGACCTGGACAAATGTTGATCTGACTTGCGAAACATATGCATTTTGGGTCGGCGTAACCGACGAGCTCATGGAAGATACTTTTGCGGACATCGGAGCCCAAATCAGAGTACAGGCAGTAGAAGCTCTACAGAATACTGTAGAAACTCAACTTCTTGTTGGCTCTGGTTCCCCTGTCACAGGTGTACTCGGAAATGGAAGCGTCAATGTTGCCCGAACGACTTCTACATCGATTCTCAATGTAGACTGGGATGATGTTAAATCTATCATCGATGAACTCTCGCTGAAAAAGCAAAGAATCAATGCGGCATTCGTAATGCATCCGACAATCTGGGATATACTGATTAGCGATAAAGATGCACAAGGTCGCTATTTCTGGGATGTTTCTCAGGCAGGCCCTCGGATCGCAAAAGGCTATCCAGTCCTTCTATCTGACAATATGCCTGATACAAGTGATGATGCTGCTGATACAGGATTCATCATCTTCGGAGATTTGAAGTATGTGCTCTATGGAGTCAGAATGGGCATGGAAATCAAATACTTCGACCAGACGATGTATGCGGTTCAAGATGACGAGAATTTCTGGAGAGTAAGAACAAGGTTTGCAGGAGTAGTTGGAATCCCTGGGAACCTTGCGATTCTTAAAACCGCTGTTTCATAAAAGCGGGGCCGAAAGGCGGATGGCGGGTGGGTAATCTAGAAAATCTTAATAGAACGTCTTGAGGGTGATGAGCCCAAAACTAGACATATATCAGATTAAGGAGCAAAAAAAATGGGTGCTAACATTTATCTCGAAGATGTAAAATCGTTTGGATATTCAAATGCGGCAGGTACAGCAACTGTAACAGCTAATATCCCTGGTCAATCCGGAACTAGAATCGCCGTTAGAGCTTTCGGGTTTACTTGTGGTAATGTAGCCACGAGTTTGTTTTTCATGCAGACTCTAGCTACGACTACAATCAAGGGCGCAGTAGCATCTAATCTTACAACCGTTGTGCTTGCATCTGTAGCGATAGGCGGAACTGTGACGGGAGCAGTAGGCAACTTAGCGGCAGGTGATTTCATCGTTATTAAACTTGATGATAACACACAGCAATTCCAGCAAGTTGTTTCTGTTGCTGGCTCTGTCGTAGAGGTTACGGCTGCCCTCGCGGATACGGTCGCAAGCGGGAATACGGTTTGGGGGCTCGGAGTGCGTAGTGATAACGGACATCTCGGATACAAACTCACAGCGAGTACTCAATCAACGGTCGCTATCGATGGCGGTGTGTTCTATGCGAATGCTAAGCAGTATCCAATGATTGCATTTTATCTCAATGCAACAGCAACGACTGCGGGTACACCAGGATCATTTGACTATCTGACGATTGATTATCTCAATGTTTAAATCAAAGGGCGGGGGAAACCCGCCCTATTTTAAAGAGGTGTTATGGGGAAAATCATTGAATTAACCGAGAAAGAACTTGAAGAATTGACTGAAGAAGAGCTTGAAGAACTTGAAAAACACGGACTTATCAAAAAGAGAGAAAAAGGGAAAAAACCTGAAATCAAAATGGATATCAGGACAAAATAATGGGATCGTTCATAGTGACATCAGAAGTCGATTCGGTATTGAATTATACTACATCGACTTATGATTCAAGGATACAATTCTGGCTTCCCTTCATGCCCGGGCGGGTATGTGCGATTTGCAATAATTATTTTATACGGAATGATGCTTATGTCGAAGGAGGAGATTTCGTATTTGCAACCGCAGGGACTATCACGACAGCAGAGGATGATTTTCTTGAAGATGGAAATTTTAAAGCGGGGGATGACATCTATATTAAAGGTACATTGAGGAATGACGGATTTTATGTAATCTCAACGGTGACCTCATCGGTCATTACTATAGATTCATCCTCCGTATATTCTGAAACAACCTTGCGAACCGAGGATATCGATGATGAAGATTTGGATGATAATGTATTTATCTGGTTTGTCTGGTTTCCGCGGGAATTGAAACCTATCGTGGCAAATATGATTCGGTATGATATGCTTGAACGAGGAACAAAAAAGGGAATAAATCAAGAAAGAATAGGAAATTATTCAGTAAGCTACCAGAGGGCAGCGGACATTGGATACAATTATCCTGACGATGTAATAGGCGGGCTTGATCAATTCACGATTCCGGTGATGGTATGAGCATCGAGAGATTCTATGAGATACATGCAACAGTACAGCAATGGACAGAGACTTCAACAGAATTGGGAATAAACTATCTTGCCTCAACATGGACAACGCTTGCAAACTTTGATGGTGCGCTTGAACTATTATCAAAAGGGGAAAGATATATTGAAGGGACAGATAGAATCGTGGGAACACATAGATTTTTCACGGCTGTGAATACATCGGTAGTCGAGGAAAATAGAATCGTAATCGGAAGCGATACCTATGAGATTCGCTCAATTGAGAATCCAATGCAGCAAGGGCATCATATGGAAATCGTGATGGAGCTTGTCAAATGAAGTTTTCGCTAAAAATCACATCTCATATCGATAAAGGAAGACCAGATAGAATAAAAGCAGCTCTTGATAGAGTGATAGAATATGGAGCTGACATAATCAAAAGGCGAGCTGTCCAGATTGTGCCGGTAGATACAGGTAGATTACTTTTGAGCATTGATATTGGCGATATCGATAGCAAAGGGAAATCAATCGGTCCGGATACGCCTTATGACATCTATGTGGAATTTGGCACCAGGAAGATGGCAGCACAACCTTATATGAGACCTGCGCTTGATGAGGCGGTGCCGAAAATTGCGACCAGGATCAAAGAAGAGATCAGACCGGAGTTGAAGTAATGGCTGCATATATTGAGGGAGCTCTGAGATCGATATGATAAGCGCCTCGGCGGTAAGTGCCATTTGTTCAGACAGGATTTATTGGCAAGTGACACCACAAAAAGTGACTGTGCCTTGTGTAGTATTCTTTGGAGTGAGTGATCCTCACCAACCTTTGTATATGTCGGCTGATGGCTCGAAGGCGAAAGCGGGCCAAAGAAGATATCAATTTACCTGTATCTCAGATGAAGGATTGCAAAGCTTGAATTTGCAACATCAGGTGATGAACCGACTTAGATGGTGGAGCGATACGACTTATGGATTCACGATCGATGTTATAACGATTGAGAACATGAGACAAAGAATTGATCCTGTAACAAACTTTTACATGAACGATGTGGATGCAATAGTAGAATATTTCGAGGCATAATTTAGGAGGGTAAAGATATGTCAACAATAATGGGTAAAAGCGGATACGTATACGTCTACATGGGCGATCCGATTCCGACTACGCCTGTGGCTGTACAATGCATCGATTCCTGGAGCATGGCAATAGCGACAGATGCGATAGACGACACGGCATTCGGCACAACGACCGGCACAGTATTCAGAACATTTTCGCACGGGCTCAGGAGTGCCACAGGAAATGCAGCAGGGAACTTCAGCAATAGTGATGCTAGATTCTCTGTTATCTCAGCTGTGCTTTTCAGCTCCACGCCAACCGTTGTGAACTGCGCATTCTGGCTCGACACGGCACACCATGTGAGCGCTTCTTGTATCATAACGGGATTCACCGTCAATGAAAATGTCGCTGAAAAAGTTACATTCGGATTTGACTTCACAGTAAGCGGAACGCCAGTCTACGCATAACCGAGGTGTGAAATGAAAATCGTTGCAAAAAGCGGGCTTATTTATGTGCCCGAATTCAATAGCAACAAAAAACTGCCTGAAGCGGAAAGAGTACAGATTGAGTACAAGTACTTAACAGGTCCGGAAAGGGATAGGATCATAGGTCTTGCACCAATCAAGTTTGATGCCGAAGGCAATCCGAAATCAGAATATGAATTTAGATTCGATACAGAAAATATGATTCGCACTTCTGTTGTCAAAATTAAAAACCTTGTGATTGAAAAAGATGGAAAAGATAAGCCAGCCGAGGTGGAGGATTTAGTCAACGTATCAGAGCTTGCAGGACTCTATCGGGAGCTTTCAGATTTTTTTCTTACCGAAAATAGGGCACAAGATAAAAAAAAATAGAAATTGGTTTTCTGCTCTACAAAACAGGATGGGACAAGCAGGTAAAAAAAGGAATCACAAAAGAACATCGAGAAGTAAACATTGGGACAATCAGTGATCCTATATTTGTATGGCAGGATGAAATTGAAAGAATACTTAATGATAGAGAAATCATTGAAACTCTCAATCTATGGGTTAGAACAAAACGGTGGGGGCTTCCTTTAGGTGGAGGATGGGCAAGTCAACCAGCCTGGGTTATGGATATACTCGATACGCTTGAGGAGATAAATCAGAGATATGAAGGAACAACTAGTCGTTGAGCTTATAGCAGANGCGAANGATGCGATAAGACAATTAAAAGCATATGTCAAAGAAGCAGATAAATCTGTTGATAGAATAGGCAAACTCACTAAAATTGTAAAAGGATATTGGGCTGAAATTACTGTTGCAATAGGGATAGCAAAAAAGTTTTTTGATATTGGCGCAGATTTAGTCAAATCATATATGGCTCAGGAAGATGCAATGACAAGANTAAATTCTGCTCTAATATCAACANGAATTTACTCTCCACAAGTAGCAGATTCTTTAAATGATTTAGCTTCAAGTATTCAAGCAACAACAACATATTCTGATGATCAAGTACTGTCAGCAACCGCATTACTTCAATCCCTTGCGAAACTTGATTCGGAAGGTCTACAAAAAGTTATTCCAGCTATGCTTGATTTTGCGACAGGCATGAGAATTGATGTCAATACAGCAGCAATGTTGCTTGGGAAAACACTCGGCTCTAATATAAATGCACTTGCTCGATATGGGCTTGATCTTGAAGGAGCAAAGACAAAATCTGAAGAAATGGCGCGCATTCTTGAATTCATGGGCTCCAAATGGGGTGGCGTATCTGAAGCAATGGGGGCTACATTCTCAGGACGTCTGACAATCATAAGAAATTTATTTGATGACATGAAAGAAGTAATGGGTGCTGTAATGGTTGAACAAATGACCCCATTGATAAATTGGCTTATTGATTTCATGAGTGTTTCTGAAAGAATCCAAACGGTAGCAAAAATTTATAGAAGCCTCGGATTTGCTTTTTCTTTATCTTTTGGTTTT